AATAACAATGGTCGGCAGGAACTGAAAAATGAGATGCTTGATTTCTTCCATCACCAACTCTAATACCTGCATACTTTTCTGTTTTACCAGCATTTTGTATTGTAATTAAACCAACATTTTCGATTCCACTTGTTAATATAACATCATTAATTCTTAAGAATGAATTATCTGTGACTACATCTCCACCACCAACAAGTGTGACTGTTTCTATTAAAACATTCCAATTAGCATCTAAACCTTTAATTAATAAACTCTTGCCGTCGTCACTACCACTTGCTGATGTGACAGTTAATGGAATCGCGCTTGAAGGAAATAATAAATCAGTAGCAGAAAATTCCCACATTACTCTGAATGTTGTATCTGCAGCCTCTTGATAACCAAAGATATTTCTTACTTCACCACCTTTAATTAATCCACGTGATGCATTAAGGAAAGTATCTTCAGTAGGATAATATTTTGACATTATGGTGTACCTTGTGAATTACGATAATCATAAAAGTCTTTATTGATTTCACCATTCACTAAAGTCTTACCTGGCTTTCTGCATTTTATATAAGTTTGAGTTGTGTGACCACCTGAATTAGGTACTGTAAATGTTCTGACACCATTTGATACGACGCCGGGAGAGTCAACATAGGTATCAGCAGCAGTTGCTGTATTCTCGTATTCCCATGTTCCATTACTTCCTGGTACCGTGACCCAAGCCATTATTTCTGCCACCCTTTAATATATTCAGTACTAAAGTTTGCCTTACTAAATTCTAATCTATCTACAATCTTTAGTGCGTTTTTACTATAATGGTCGATAGCAACAAAGCCTTCCTGGCCAGTGACCTCGAATCCACTATCTGTTTTCAGTAGAGTTGTAATTCCTTCTACCTGGTTTAGTTTATTTATTATCATATATTTTGCATCAACAAGTAAATTATACAGTTCGAAAATAGTTTCTACTTGTTTAATCTCTCGCTTGTTAAAGTATTGTAATAATACCTTACCTTGTGCGATTTTAGCATCCTTTGTTTTTTGCTGTTTAACTTTATCTGCTTCTTTCTGATAATATTCTTCGATGTATCGTTGAAGCCCAATCACAAATTGTTTTACATTTGTAATTCGTTGACCTTCTCGTACCTTACTATTAATGTATGTGTTAACACGAGCATTTAAATCAGTATTTTGATGTAATGCATTTAATTTTGCTGCTTTTGTTTTTCTGAATAATTTTCCAGCAGCCGATAACTTTGCTGTAATATCTCTATTTTCTGCCTTGGTAAGAGTTGCATTTCCCGATTCGTCTTTAAATGTTGCGTCTATTGACCATACGCTTTTAACCGAACTTTGTTTTGATGCAATCTCCTCTCCAAAACTTGCAGACATTGTTTCAAGAGTTTTTCCTCTGTATGTTGTGTGCCAGACCACACCGATTTCGGATTCTGATATTTTTTTACCGAGGTCTGATGTTTTAGGTACCGCGTAAACAATGGTATTAGGATGGAAAGTAATATGCGGTTTTCCATCAATGTTTTCTGTTTTGAGATCTGATTTTGTAAATAAGAAATCACCTTGTACTACTCCTTCAATTCCGAGTTTTGCAAACTCTTTTAAGGCGACCTTAAACTTGTCAGCAAGGTCTCCTTTTAATTCATCATCTATTTCACTATCCGTTTTATATAATTTTGGATTTTTATTAAATAGTCCTTTCTTTGCGACAAAGAATTTACCATCTGATGGGTCAACGCCGGCAAAAATGGCAGGAGCACCGTCCCATTTTGTGGTAAGACTTACTGGTGTTGCAGTGCTACCAGAAAGCATATCGCGAATGTTTCTTAAATAATTAATTACATTTCTTGTACCAGTGACACCACCATCAAGGACAGCATCTTCCAAGTGCGTCATATGAAGATTTGCACCTGCGGCCTCTGCGATATATTTTTTAAATTTAATCATTTGGGTCTATATCCAATTGTGTATTACCTGGAATACTTGGGTCTACTTTTTCCTTCTTTCTGTCTGTTTCTACAGCTTTATTCATATCATCTAAATTTTCACCACCAGTTTTATTGTGGTCGAATGTGTGTGGTTTGCCAGCATCACCCGTGACCCATTCGCCGTCCATATAACGGACTTGGTCTTTTTGCATTGGGTAATCAGGTATTGCAAATCCTTCTACAAATTCCTTATATGTTTTCATTTCTGGTCCTTCATTCTGGAAAAGCCTTTATGTTTGGTATCTTTTTCCACTCTGTTCTTTACCAATTTTGCGATGTCATTTAAATCTTTATAATTGCCTCGTTTTAAATCCTTTTCTAATTTTTCAGAAACTCTGGTCAGAATATTATCAATAATTGCTCTATTTGGTGCGGATAATGTTGCCTCTGTTTGTAATTTTGTAATTTCAGCATCATCAACTTTTCCGTCGTCAAGTATCTTTTTACACATTTTATAGAATTGTAGGTAATGATATTTCTCTAACATTTTATAAACAACATTTTTAGGTAGTCTGTTTTTAATAGAGAATGTTTTAATCTGTTCTGGTGTCATATCAGTATCAAATGCGGCACGGCGTTCCTTGTCAACCAAGTCACCAACACGTACATAATCTTGTATTCCAGTTTCCACTTCTTTCAGTTTATCCTCAATTTTATCTTGCAAGTCTATTATATCACCTGGCTGAAGCTCTGTCAACTCTTTATAGTCAATAATATCGCGTTTTAATTCACCTTTGATAATATCAAGTTCTTGCACTTTTCGGTCAAATTCATGCATGTATAGATCTGGGTCAAATACAAAATCCTCTGGTCGTTTGATAAATGTGTCTGTTTCAATATCAAATACAGCATCTGCCTTACCATTCTGTTCGTCGTATATACCTTCACTTGTAATAAAGTAATAGTTAATTGGGTGTTCTGTTCCTGGAATTAATTTGCCCTGGATATTATCTGGATTCTTTGACGACAAATACTTTTTGGAGAGTCGTTCTCTTTCTGCCTCTGCCTTTTCTGGTGGTACATCAAACAATACATTAATATCCAAATCAGCATCATTCCTATATCGTTTTGTGAGGATAGAGCCGATTAAAGATGTTTTAATGATTGGATATTCTGTTTCAAATTCTTTTAATTGTTTATTAATTAATTCTTTTACGCTTGGTTTGATTTTTGGATTATCAGATTCCTCGTTATCAAATACAGCGGGTGCATATGTTCTTCTTGGGATATCAATGATACTTTCTACAAGTTTCATATCCTCCAAGTCCATGCAACCTTCCATTTGACCACTTCGGAATTGTGCAAGCCATTTTATTGCTTTGACATGTCGGACTGGTTTATTTGCAAATCGTTGTGCGAATTTGAATCCTTTCGTAGTAGCTTTCTGCCAATTACTACCAGTAGAATTGTCAACAATAATGAAATTATCTTTAAATAAACTTTGGAAGCGTCCAATATTTGTCTGCACATCTTTCCACATTTTAACAACAGCCGGTTCGGGTAATGTTCTTTCACGATTTCTATTCCTTTCCAACGCTGTATCTAAGTCTGTATTCACAAAAATCATGGCCACATCATAACCTAATGTTTTTAATTCTATAGCTTGATTTTTGAGTTTTAAATAATCGCGTCCAGTACCATCAATGGCTAAACCAAGACGACCTCTTAATAAAATCTTTTTCTTTATAGCAGTCATTTTCTTAGCTCTATCTCTCATTGCCTGACCAGTGACACTAAAGATATTTTCTGGATTCATTTCCAGAGCAGCATCTTTCATTGCCTTTTCAAACGAAATATCTGAATTGACAACTTTAAATCCAAGAATAGGTAAACCTGTTTTACCCGAAATAAAACTTTTTCCAGAGCCTGGACCACCCGCAAGAAATATTGCTTTAAAAATTGCTGGATCGTTTGGTCCTTCTTCGACATCAATAGGTGGTGTCTTTTTATACTCTAAAAAGCTTTTCATTATAGAGATACCCCACCAGGAATACCTCTCGTAGAAGATATATCCAATCCAAAGAATGCCATTAATCGTTTAAACATGCTTTTACCAGCCGATACAAGTCTTTTAAATACTTTTTTCACATTAGCCATAATATTATCAACTACTCTCTTCAAAAAGCCAAGTGCTTTTTTACCCATACTTCTAATTGCAACTCCTGCTTTTCGAAGCATATCAAAAGGTCCTTCTTGTAAAAAGTCCTCTGTTAATAATGATTGGAATTCTTTATGGCTATTTAATTCATTTAGAACTATGGAAGAAAATGTTTCAAATTCTTCATTTGTTTTTGATAAACCTAATCGGAATGCAGAATAGGCTGGACTTGCTCCACCCTTTTTAAATGCAACATAAGGTTTGACATTTTTAGCGTATTTTGAAATAATAGGGTCGTTTACACTCCTAATTGGTTCTATTACAACTGAACCAGATGGGTCAAATTTTCCTAATAAATTTGCTGCAGCCTTTGATGATGGAGAACCGAATTTATTATTACCAGTAGAAGCTTCAAATACAACATGTTTTGCGAATAAAGAATTTGCTGCTGTATTTTGGTTAATATAACTTTCAAGCATTATTGAAAGTTCCTTATTTTGAGCATCCTTTTTCTGGTAATCAAGTACCTCTGCTGTCTTTTTACCAGCCTTGGCCGCGTCTTCTAAACTACCAGTAGTTTCACGACTAATCAATTTAGTCATTTTTTCTTCCATTGCGTCTAAAAGATCTTTTGCGAAACCTGGTTGAGCACCCATTTCAGCAAGTGCAGACTTAACAATGGCGATACCTTCTTTTTTCTCAGCTGATGCCAATTGAGAACCACCTGTCTTTTTCAAAGATACCTTCTCTTTAAAGTCAGCTGATGCGATATCGGTTTTTGGAGTTTTATCTCCTGCACCTGTTTCTTTCCAAAATGGACCTAATTCTACTTTACCAACCGCGCCTCCGCGACCAGTTTGGACCATACGATTCGTTTTTAAGGCTCTATTGAAATTTTTAGCAATTGTTGTAGCATTTTCAGAATATAAATCCCAGTATTTTAATGCTACTTCAGATGTGGCTTCATCTGTGGGTTGATTATTAATCTTATTATAAGCATATACAATGAGATCTTCCCATTCTGCTGCTTTCGGAGGTGAGCCGGCCGCGGGTAGGTGTGTGAAATTACCCGATTTGGCCGACGCGGAGCCACCTGTGATTTTAATGATACGACCATCAGGACCTTTAAGGTGTTTTACAAAATCACCACCCTGTGGTCCAACCTCTAATGCATTAGGATTTTCAGATACAACCTCGAATATATCATCTTTCTTATAACCTAAAGCTAATAGCTCTTTAAAGCCATTACCTTTAAAAACAAATTTATGACCTACTACGTAGTCTGGTTTAAGAATTGAGCCTTCTGTAATATAATTGCCGAAGCGTTTCATCTGACACCCTTTAAATGCTATAATTTAGTATACTAGTACTAAACTATTTATAAAGTTTCTTTTATCTAAAGTCTACAGTGTCTGCAAAAACATTCTTGGATTTTCGTCTACTGAGCCTTGTTCCAATGTCTGTTTTATCAAACACTGGTCCATCATCAACTTGAATCTTTTTTCCAGACCCACCACCAGGTCCTTCAATGTCTATATTTTTCTGTGCTGATTCCTCTAATTCATAGATTTTCATTTTGGCACGTTCAATACCAACAAGGAACCTACGATAATAACTGATATCGCCCCAGCGATTTTTCAATTGTTTAATCATGAGTTGATTCAATTCATCAAGATATTCAGAACTGACCAGACCAAATATTGCATCAGCAGTATGAGTGATACCCATTGATTCCGATGTATTTGTCAAGTCAACATCTGAATTGCCATAACCATCACGATTGAACTGTGATGATGTGACAATTGCACAATTATATTCCATTGCAAGACCACGCACTTCCTCAGCAATAGATTTTACCAATGTATAACTATTTGCTGCAGCCGCGCCACGAACTCGAGATGAAGCACATATATTAAGATAATCCAAATATACTACATCAGGCTGAAAGCCTTTTTTCAAACGAAGTTCATTTAATAAATGTCTAAAGTGACCAGAGTGTACACTACCAGTTGGGAACTCTTTAATTACAAGTTTACCAGGTGTTTTGGTTTTATATCTTGCCATTCTCTTTTCATAAACATCACGTGGGATTTCATTTACTTCGTCTAACGTAATATCCATAATATTGGCATCGATACGGCGACCAATCTCTTCCTCAGCCATTTCCATTGTAATATACAAAACATTTTTACCATACATCAGATGATTAGCTGCCATGTGGCATTTTACCAATGATTTACCACCACCAGTTGTTGCCAATAACACAGTCATAGATTTACGAGGTAGACCGCCTTTGGTGATTTTGTTTAATATATCAATATCGAAAGGAATACGCTCTTCCTTTCTGTGGTAATGTTCATAACGATCATCATAATCATTTAGGAAATCATGACCAACTGATTGGTCAAAACTAATACCCAACGAATCAGATAATAGTTTTGGTATTTCGCCCTTGCCGATTCCAGAATCCTGACCATCTAGAATGTTGATAGACCTACGAATAGCATTATAAAGGTCCTTATCTTGACAGAATTTTTCTGTTTCAGATAAAAGGAAGTCAAGGTTTGTAGATTTATCTAATTCTAGATTATCAATCAGTTCAGATGTCTGTGAATATAAATCCTCATTTAGATCTGAACGGTGGTCAAGTGCAATACGTAAAGCCTCTTTTGAAGGAGGCTCTTTGTATTTTTCAACATAATCAAATGCAGTAGAAAATAGCTTACGATAAGCGGTATCATCAAAATAGTCTTCCTTTAAATAAGGAAATACCTTACGACTGTATTCTTCATTCAGTATCAGGTTCGATAATATCGTCTTCTCGAGCACTTTCTGCCTCCACCATAGTTAGTTTATATTTCTTTTCAACAAAAGCATTGAACTCTTTGTCAGCAATTAAGCCTTCGAAGAATTCATTATCAGATTCAATGTCTTTTGCTCTTCGTTTAGAGCCAAGAATTTCACCTGTTGATTTATCCACTACATTATACCATCCTTGTGTGGCCTTTGTCAACCACCCACCTTCAAGAGCGAGTTCAAATAGACTTGACCATTTTTGGATTCCAGAGTCATATAAGACTGTGAATGGTAGTTTTGATTTCTCTTTTACATATCTTGATTTTTCAATGTTGATAGTAAATTTAAATCCAGCAAGTTCTGTTCCATCTTTTTCCTGTGCTTTGGAAATAATAAAGATTTGGTTAGCTGAATAATAGATACCAGTACCACCTGATACAATGTTTTTAGGAAATAATCCAATTTCCTTGTAAGTGTGGTTGACCGCAATACAAGGAATGTCCTTGCCAGTCAATTTAGGTGTGACGATACGGAAGAGCGATTTCAATTGTTTCGCACGTGACATATCGGCAACACTTTTCTCATTTTCGGCATCCTCAACTTCTTTTCTAGAAGCAAGGTTTCCGATTGAGTCAATCATAACAAATACACGGTCACCTTTGTCAATCTCATTTAATCTTTTAGTGATGTCAAA